ACGGCAGCGAGACGGGCAACATTGGTGAGGAAGTCGATGCCGAGGACATGGTGCACATCAAGTGCAACGTGAAGCGCGCCATCAAGCGCGGGCTGAGCGATTTTAGCTACGAAACCCTGGATGCGTTCTTGGTCGCCGGCAAGCTCCGGGCCAACATGGGAGAAGGGGCCGCGGTGCAGGCGGCCATCGCTGGCATCCGCCAGCATGACGCCAGCAACCTGGCGCAGGTGGAAAGCTTCGTTACCAGTCAGATTGATTACGCAACCTACAGCCCCGTCACGCAGAAGGAAACCGATTACCAAACGCTCCAGTCCGGCAGCTTTCTCGACATCCCCAAAGGAATGAATTATGTCCCGCCGCCCGGAGCCACCAACGCACAGGCCCATCTTGGCGTTTTTCAAGCCTTGCTCCGCAGTGCCGGCAACCGGCACAATGCGCCGGAATGGCTGGTTAGCAGTGATGCGAGCAACAACAATTTTTCGAGCAGTTTGACCGCGGAAAGCCCTTTCCTGCGCAACTGTGTCCGGCTGCAAAAATTCTACGAAAGGCCGTTTAAACGGGTCATGACCGCCGCCATCGAGGCGGCCGCCAGGGCGGGCATCCTGCCCGGCAATATCCTTGACCTGATCAACCTGCAGGTGACCGCACCATCCGTCGAAACCAGGAACAAGGCCGAGGAGGCCCAAGCCAACCAGGTCTATGCCACCCTCGGTGTCAAGTCTGCCCAGACAATCGCCCACGAAATCGGGCTGGACTGGGACGCTGAACTAGCCAACCAGCAGGAAGCCCGGCAGGAACTAGGCGCGGCATCACCGCTGCCAACTGATCCCAGCCAACTTCCGCCAGGGCAGGGCGAACTATTCCCGCCCGAGGAAGACGCTGCGGAGGCGGTCACCGAGGCTGAAGGCGGCAAGTACGATCACATCGACTTCACGCCCCCCAAGGGTGCCCGTACAGCCGCCAAGCGGGCGTTGGAAGTCCGGGCGTCCAAGCCCGAGTCTCAGCGAGGCATGACGGCGGTGGGCATCGCCCGCGCCCGCGACCTCGCCAATGGGTCCAAGCTCAGCCCCGAAACGGTCAAGCGCATGAAGGCGTTTTTTGACCGGCACCAGTCCGACAAACAGGGCGAGACTTGGGACGATCAGGGCGCTGGCTGGCAGGCGTGGATGGGCTGGGGTGGTGATGCCGGGTATGCCTGGGCGCGTAAGGTTGTCAGGCAAATGGACGCCGCCGACGGAGCGACGGAAGGGAAGGCCAAGCCCCGCTGGAGGGTCTGACCCTTGGCCACCCTGTTCAATAGTCGAGCAGCGGCACGGGTCGGTATTGAGCAGGCCCGCACACTGGCCCACGCCGACCGAATCGCCGATGGCATCGATGCTCAAGTGGCCCGCATCTGGGCACGCATCCTGCGACAATTGGCAACCAAGCCCCTGCCCGTGGATACCCGCGGCAAGGTCGCCGGCTGGTTGCGAGATATCTACGCCCTGACGCTGCATGGGCTGTCGAACGGGATGAAGGACATCGCCCACGCCAGCCATGCTCGCACGATTGACACCTTGATAGCGGATGTGCCACAGGTTGCTTTGGCTGTGGCGCTGGCGTCTCATGCGAGCCTGTCGTCACCCCTGCAAGAGTCTCGCAAGCTGACCGAGCCACAGCGCCGCCAGGTCGAGGCCCAACTGTTCCCTGCCCTGTCGGCTGAGCGTGTAACCAACATCGTCATGCAGCCCACCAATGGCATGACCTGGAACGCCCGCATCGCCCGCATCAGCGGGCTGGCCCCACCCGAGCAACTGGCTGCTCTCGTTGTCCAGGGCATGGCTCAGGGGCAGACAGTGGACCGCATGGCCCGCATAATGCTACCAGCCGTGCAAGGAGTCCGAACCTCCGCCCGCCGAATCGCGCGCACCGAGGGCATGAGAGTCGCGCATGAGGCTCGGATGACTGCCTATGACGGGTTGGGCGATCTGGTCATCGGCTACCAGATCCACGCGACCATGGACTGGCGAGTGCGGCCTCACCATGCTGCCCGCAACGGCACGGTTTATCTGAAAAACCCCAAGCCCGGCCAGCCTTCCACGGCGCACATGCCGCGGCCGCCATTGGAGGAAGATGGCACGGTCGCCCATAACTGCCGTTGCTACCTCACGCCGGTTTTGGAGGTCGACCCCGAGATCGAATCCGACCCCGCGGCCAAGGCCCTGTTTACGGATAATGATCATAAGCTAGTGCCTGACCCGGTTGCCTACGACGACTGGTTCGCCACGGCCAGCGATCAGGAGCGCCGCTGGGCAGTCGGTGCCCGCCGGCTGGCGACCGTCACAAACAAGCTCAAGCCCGGCGAGTCGCTGAGCTGGGCGCATTTCCTCGACCCCAACACCGGGACCCTGCTCCCTCTGAAGCGATTGCAGGCCGAGACGCCCAAACGGCAGGAAATCCGCATCGGCAAGGTGGAGGATGTCATTGCCCAGCGGCGCGAGTTGGCGGTGCAGGTCGCCCGGTTCGGTTACCTCGCCCCTCCCGCCGAGGCGCCACGGGCGCAGCCCACGCCAGCGCAGGCACCTGTCACGACAACGGCGGCTGTCGCCAAGCTGCAATCCCCCACCACGCCCAAGCAAAAGGGCAAGCCCGCCAAGGCCGCTAAACGGCCGCTGGCGCTCAAGCGCACGCCGGCCAAGCCCAAGGCCAAGCAACGGCGCAAGCCCCGATAAAGCCCGCTTTTGGAACGCTTGTGCGGCGTCCCGTATCATTGACGCCCATGAAGCGAGTCATCCGCGAATCAGTCATGTCCACCTCCGCCCTCCGTGTTGACCGGAAGGCCGGCATCATTCACGGCGTGAAGGTGCTGGGGCTGGTCAGCGAGAACGGACGCCGCTACACGCCCGCCGCCGTGAAGGCTGCTGCCAGGCTGTATGAGGGCGTCCGCGTCAATGTGGACCATCCCGAAAAGGACGCCAGCCAACCCCGCAGCGCTTATGACCGGCTCGGCAAGCTGATCAATATCCGCTATGTCGAGGGCGAAGGGCTGTATGGGGATTTGGAAATCCTCATGACGCATCCCATGGCCATGCGAATCTGCGAGGCCGCAGAGAGGATGCCGGACGCATTCGGCATGTCGCACAACGCACAGGGCGAAGGTGAAGAAAATAAAGATGGCACTTTTGTTGTATCCAAAATCGTTGAGGTCAGACATGTGGACCTTGTCGCCGACCCAGCCACCACCAAATCTTTGAGCGAGTCGACATCCATGAAAAAAATGAAAGAATCAAATGAAAAAGCAATGCAAATTGCCAAGGAATGGGAACGTCTGCAAAAAATAGCCGCAGACAACGCGTATAAGGCAAAAGACAACAAAATTCATCAAGCATGGTCGCTTCGCGCGACTCAATTGGCAAACATAGTGCGAACTGCATATATGCAAGCGGAGCACGGCACGATTCCCCAAGGCCCTGACACATTGCACGGCGGCAGGTATGCCACAACGAAATCAACCACAACAGAACTACCAGAAGGAGTGTCTAGCATGGATGAACTAAAAGAAGCCATCGGCTGTATGCGCGAGGCTATGGCCAAGCTCGAAATGTGCATGAAAGAAGCCTACAACGAAGAAGAAGGCGAAGAAGCCGACGAAAAAGACGCGATGGAAGCCGCGGATGAGCCACCCTCGGAAGAAATTGAAACCGACAAGGAAAAGACCGATGCGGAAGAAGCGGAAGCCGCCGACTCCGAGACGGCCGAAGAAGGCGAAGAAGGCGAAAACGGCAAAGATGACAAGAAAAAGGCCATGGAAAGCAAGTTTGACCGGCTGTTCCGGCTGGCTGCCGAGAACCGCATGTTCCGCTCACGCGAACAAGTCCGCGCCCTGTGCGAATCCGCGGGCGTGAAAACGGATGCCGGCCTGATCGCCGATCTTGCGGCCATGCCCAAAGACGCCGCCAAGCGAACCGTTCAACGCCTGGCTGAGAAGGCAAACAAGCCCAAGAGCGGCTACACAGTCACCGAATCCCGCGCCGGCGGCATCCCCGAAGGCGACGCCCTGTTCAACTGGCTCGCAAACTAAGGAGGTTTTCCATGTCTTCTACTTTTGGCGGTTCCCGATTCGTTCAACCAACGCTTACCCGCACGGTGATTTACCCGGCCAAGGCCGGCATCGTCATCAGCGTGGGCGACTTGCTGTATTACGACACCGCCGACGGCTACGCCAAGCCGCTGAGCGCCAAGACTGGCAGTGGCACGGTTAACACCGATCAGGTCTTCGTCCACGATAACTTTATCGGCGTAGCGCGATCTGCCCGCATTGCGCTGCAAACCACGGACGGCACCGTAACCGTGGAAACGGATTGCATCTATCAGGCGGACTGCCCTTCCGGCACCTTTGCCCCCGGCGATCTGGTGACCGCGTTCAGCTCGGGTGCGGCCGCCGCCGGCGCGATCGCCGACCAGAAGGTGGACAGCACCGCGCTGTCCGGAGAGGCCATCGGTGTCGTTGTCGCCAACTATCCATCTGCCACCACCGTCGTCAGGGTTCGCCTGTACGGCAAGGCAGCCCGAGTGGTGTTCTAAGAAACCCAACTGAACCAATGAACCAAGGAGGCCCTGTCCATGAACCCCATGAAGATTCGCAGTCTGTTTGAAAGCCGCGCCAAGCAAAGCAACGGGCGCTGGCGGTTCCTGTGCGAAATGCGACAGGGCCTTGGCCTGTGCGATGCCAACGGCAACGAGCATCGCGACTACGCAGGCAACCGCTGCATCAAGGACGCCAAGCTGCGCCCTGAGCAGTTCAGCCTGCAAGAGCTGGCCGAGGGCATCGTCGGCCCCAGCTGGCGGGCGCTGTTCAGCCCTGATTCTCAAGCGCTCAACCGCTACACGCTGGCCCGCTCCATGATGGAAGGCGCCACCGATCGGGCGCTGCTGGAAAACACGGGCATCGGCATCGACCCGACCGCATTTGCCAACATCAACACCTTCACCTCCGTCGTCGGCGGTCTGGTGGAAATCAAGATTCTGGAGGCTTTCCAGAACCCGACCTTGATCGCCGACAAGCTGGCGCCGGCTGAGCCGACCAAGCTCAACGGACAGAAGATCATCGGGTTGAACAGGATCGGCGACCGCGCCAAGGAACGCAAGCCGGGTGAACCCCATCCCCGCGCCCAGTTCAACGAGCGTTGGGTGCAGACCCCCGAAACCAGCGAATACGCGCTGGCGATCGAGGTCAACAAGGAAACGGTGTTCTTCGACCTGACCGGGCAAGTGCTTCAGAATGCTGCACTT